GGATATATTCAGAAGAGGGGAAGACCTTCTAAAGAAGAAATAGATAGAGAACTTAAAGCCAATACTAAACTTAAAAAAGAATTTGAATCAGACCTAGAACGTATAGGTCTTAAAGTCGTAGGAGACAAATAGTGGCTAAGTTTACACTTAACGACATACAATCAGGTTACGCTTCTATATCATTACTAAACACTGCGTTTCAAGATATAGAAAACGAATTTAATAATAAAGTATTATATCGAGACAATCCATCTGGTGAACCTAACCAAATGGAAAATGCTCTTGATTTAAATGGTAATGATATTCTTAATGCAGGTTCTATGGCAGTTACAGCTTTAACTGTTAATGGTGTAGATTATCTAGCATCAATGAACACAGTTTATAATAATTATCAAAGTATCACTCAGAGTGTTACGATAAGTACAGCATCTCCTTCAGGTGGCTCTGATGGTGATATTTGGTTTAAAATAACTTAACAGGAGAAATAAATGGCAGCTTTATCAGATCACGCAGAGAATCTGTTATTGAACTGGTTGATGACGACAGACTCAGTAACTAGACCTACAGCATGGTACGTTGGACTATATACAGCAGCACCTAGTGATTCAGGTGGTGGTACAGAAGTATCAGGTAGTGGATACGCAAGACAATCAGCTACTTGGGGTACAGCTTCAGGTACTGGTGGTACTACAGATAATACAGGTAATGTTACCTTCACTGCATCAGGTGGTGACTGGGGTACAATTACTCACATTGGTATTCATGATGCTGTATCAGGTGGTAACCTTTTATGGCATGGTGCTATGTCAGCATCTAAAACTATTGCAGACGGAGACACACTACAGTTCAACACTGGCAATATTGACTTAACACTAGCTTAAGGAAATAAATGGCTAACGGGTATCGAATATCGGAAAGTGGTGACTTTCGTATTTCAGAAGATGGTTCTTCTCGATTAACCGAAGGCTTTAATCTAGTAGAAATAACTCTTTCTGCTACAGGCAGTGTTGCAAGTGTAGGTGGTTTAACAACAGGAGGATCTGCAGACCTAGCAGCTACAGGTTCTAAGGTAGTAGCAGGTGCAGGAACTTTACTTGGTGTTGTAGATGTAAGTGCTTCTACTACATTAACAGCTAGTGCTATAATTACAATACTAGCTAACTCTGCTATGACAGCATCAGGAACACAAAGTGCTGATAGTATACGAATTAGATATGGAGTTTCACCATTAAGTGCTACTGGTTCACAAGTAGCTGCAGCAGAAAAAACTTTATTTGGTAAATTCCAAACAGGTGCTGTAGAGTTTACTCGTATCTTAGAAAATGGAGATACTAGACATACAGAAGCAGGTGATACTAGGGTAAGTATTAATACCTTTGGTAATGTAGGTGAAGGACATATCTTAACAGATCAAACTAAGACATTGTTTACAAGTCAGCCTTACTACAATGATGAAGACACTTGGAAAACATTTGTTCCTTATGTTAAACACAACGGATCATGGATAACAAATATTAAAATTTACAAACACACTAACGGAGCTTGGAAGAGGAGTTATTAAACTATGGCAAATGTAAAAATATCAGACTTAACAGCAGCCTCAGCAGCAGCAGGTGCTAACGAGTTTGAAATAAACGAAGGAGGTACAAGTAAGAAAGTTACTGGTACTCAGATTGCATCTTATGTAGAAAGTACTTTAGGAGCATTAGCTGCTTTAGATACAGTAGGTGCTTCACAAATAGATAATGATGCAGTAACGGCTGCAAAGATTGCAGATGATGCAGTAGGTGCAGATCAAATTGATTCTACATCTAGTCCTACAGTAGCTACACTAAACGCTACTACTGTTGACTTAGGTGATTGGACAGTAACTGAATCTTCAGGTGTACTTAAGTTTGCCTATCAAGGAACAGACAAAGCAAAATTAGACTCAAGCGGCAACTTTACTGTTGTCGGTGACGTAACAGCATTCGGAACTATTTAATATGGCTATCCCAGGATCAGGAACCCCCATAGATTTAACAGACATAGCGACTGAGTTTGGGGACTCAGCTCCTCATAGTGTTAGTGAGTTTTATAGAGGTGGTGGATTAGTACCTGACAGTGCAACTAACTCTGCTATACCTACATCAGGAGCAGTAGCACTAGGTAATTTTTATGGTTCTGCAAATGTTGTTGCTTTAAATCTTACTATCAGCGCAAACACTAGTAACTATGATTTGTGGTCTAATGTTAGTGGTAATCCTTCTTATGTAGCAGGTGCAACAGCAGTTACATTAACAGTTAATCCAGGTGTTACAGTTAGTTCCACATCAACAGGCACATATGCTTTATCAATTCCATCAGCATTTAACCCTGCTGATTCTGTAAATGTTGTTAATAATGGAACTGTTGTAGGCAAAGGTGGTAATGGTGGAAATGGTATAAATTATGGTGGTACAGGTTCTAATGTTGGTCAAGCAGGTGGTCATGGACTTTACATTAATAGACCTGTATCAATTACCAATGCAGGAACTTTAGCAGGTGGTGGTGGTGGGGGTGGTTCTTCACGTTCTTGTAGATACCATCAAGGATTTTGGCCGAAAAGTGGTGGTCAACAAGGACAATTTTATAATGGTTCATCAGGTGGTGGTGGTGGAGCAGGAGCATCAGTCGGATCAGGTGGAGCAAAAGGTGCACCAAGCGGATACGCAGGTGCTAATGGAACTGCAACAGCAGGCGGAGTAGGTGGAGCAAGAGCGCCATTCCCAACATACCCTAACCAATGGGCAGGAAAAGCAGGTGATGGAGGAGCAAGAGGTTCGGCAGGTTCATTAGCAGAAGATACAAAAGGAACTGACCCTGGACCTGGTGGAACACCTGGTGCAGCAGGTAGATATATTACAGGAAATACCTATGCAACATGGATATCAAATGGAACACGATTAGGTGGAGTAAGTTAATTAAAGGAATATTATGAATACAATTAAATTTAAAATAAAAAGATATGACGATGAAACAAATTCTATTGTAGTTGCTTTTTCATCTGATGAAACTGCAACCAACAACCCTGATGATTACCAAGAGTTTGCGTTTCAACCAACAGTGCAATACCCTGACATTACAGACATGGAAACATTGAAGAAGCGTATTGCTGGACAAGGTATGGCACTTGCTGATATGGCAAAAAAAGAAGAAGATGCAAAATCAAATATAACAATGCAAAATAATTGGAAAGCATTAGTTGGTCAAACTTTTGAATATGAAACATCAGTTTTAACTTCAGCAGATGTTGAGGTAAACTATACAAACGAAATACATTTACCAGAGGCAGAATAATGAAAATATTTAATGCAATCCCATGTCGTGGTTTTAATATTTGTTATGGATATGCAAGTCCTAACGAAGTAGTAAGACATCCAAATACTGCTTTAAATAATACACAAAACCATTTCTATTTAGTAGATGGTTCGGTGAGTGTTACTAATGGAACTACAACTTACGATATGCCATTAAAAGAATGGAAAGATTTAAGCGAATTTAAAACTGATAAAATTTTAACATACACTGTGGGCAGTAATGGTTGTTCTTGGGTAATTATATTACCAACACCAAATGAAGATGAATACACAGTAACCGAAGTAACAGATAGCACAGTTTCAGCACAGTCTGATGCTTATTTGTTAGTAACTGAAGGTGAAAATGTTACCATGAATGGGCATAAAATGAATCAATTAAATTATGCACCACTTGATAAAAGTATTACAATATTAACTAATGGTGGAAAAGTTCACAAATTAGTTAAAAATTAATGAATAATAAATTTATAATTGTAAAAAATTTAATACCTAAAGAATTTGCATACTTCTTTACTCACGCATTATTGAGAAATATAGACATAAGTGAAGATCATTCTGATGCTCAAGTTCCTAGTTGCAAATCTATTTTAGACCATGAAATAATTTTTGAAACGCTACAAGAAAGATTATGGGAAAGAATAGAATCAGATACAAGTTACAAATTAATACCAACATATTCTTATTCGAGGTTATATACGAATGGGGATAAAATGGAAAAACATAAAGATAGACCTGCTTGTGAAATTAGCGTAACAATACAGTTAGGTCGCTCTCACCATTATTCTTATCCTATATATATGGACGGACATAGAGTTGAATTAGCAGAGGGTGATGGTATTATATACCAAGGCATGGAAGTAGAGCATTGGCGAGATGAATGTAATGGTCCAGATAATTATTATTCAGGACAAGCATTTCTTCATTATGTAAAAGCAGATGGTGAACATTCTAGCGAACAAGGTGATAATACAAAAAGAGACAAATATTCTTTTGTAAAAAATAGAACTTTGTTTATGGAAGCAAAATAGGCAAAATAGTGCATCTTCATGTAGAAGATAATTTTTTAAATGATTTTGAATTTAGACAAATTCATGATGAGTTATTTCCATCTAATAATCAAATCAAATACCCAAGACATAATTGGACAAATAACCCTGATGATTTGCCTATTTATGTAAAAAAACTATTAGACACTGCTTACAATTATTTTAAATTTGATAATGTTAAATCTTATGAGTGGTGGATACATGAATCTGAAAATACAACACCACAATATTGGCACACAGATTTATATTGCAAAGAGTTTTATTTTAATAATAATATTATTTTATCTGAATGTAGTATCGTGTATTACCCTATTGTAAGTTTTTTAAATGGTGGCGAATTAATTGTTAATGATATTTCTATCAAACCAAAAATGAATAGAGCAGTATTTATTACTAAAGGGCAGTTACATAAAGTTAATCATTACTCAGGCGATAGAGTATCTTTAGGGTTAAATCTATATAGTAAAGAAAGACCAAATGATTTTAATCCCTAAAAGAAATAGTGTAGGTAAAAATTGGTGTGCTTATTGGGAAAATTTTCTCACTGAAAATGAATTAAATTATCTTGCTAATCATGAGTTATGGAATAATCAAAATCGTGCAGAGATAGGTGATACGACTGTTGATGAATCATATAGAAGAACAAATATATCTTGGTTACCACAATCTATTGAAAACATACCATTGTATGAGAAAATAGCAGATGTATTTGCTGAGGTAAATAGAAGATTTTTTCACTGTAGTTTAGATGGGTTTTTAGAGCAAATTCAATTAACTAAATACAATGAAGATACACAAGATTATTATGATTGGCATACTGATATGTCGCCTGATGATAATTATATGCCAAGAAAATTAAGCATGGTTTTAATGTTATCTGACCCTAAAGATTTTGAGGGTGGTGAATTGCAAATTAAAACAAAAAGAGATAATGATATATTAGATATGAAAAAAGGTAGAGCATGGTTTTTTCCATCTTATGTATTACATAGGGTAACACCTGTAACAAAAGGGATAAGAAAAACTGCTGTGCTATGGGCATCAGGAGAGCAATGGAAGTAAGAGTTTTTGATAATTTATTCACTAATGAAGAATTAGATAGTTTTAGAACAGAAGCAATAGAATTATTAAAAAAAACTAAAGATGTTTCTGATGATAATTTAACTCATTGTGCTTCTATAGATAGACAAGATATTGTTGATAAAGTAAAAAACTTTTTAGAGAATAAATTTAATATTATATTGAATTGCCATAATATACAATATCAAGTATGGAAAGTTGGTTCACAATCTACTCTTCATGTTCATGATGAATATGGTAGAAGTATATGTGATTATAATACTTTAATATATTTAAATGATGATTTTGATGGTGGTGAGTTTTATACATTAAATGAAATCATTCCTGTTAAAAAAGGAAATGTAACTTTTTTTAATGGTGAAAAAATATGGCATGGTGTAAAACCTGTTAAAACAAATGATAGATACACAATAATAATTTGGTGGTTTAATTCAAATGTTCCCAACAACTGTTCAAGATAATTTTTTTAATGAGCCTCATAAAATAGCAGGGTATTTAAATACTTTAGATTTTATTCATAAAAGCGAAAATTATCCTGGAATAAGAACAGATTGTTTAAGCTTGATAGATTATAATTTGTTTAATTCTATTGTAATGAAAGTATTAAGTAATTATTATTCAGAAGAAGATTTATTTACGATAGAGTTTCAAACAACATTAGTTGCTCAAAAAGTTAATGAAAAATTTCCTGGTGGTTGGATACATTGCGATTTTCCATATCATATGTCTTTTGTTATTTATTTAACACCTGATGCCAACATTAATACAGGAACTTGTATGTATAAAGTTAAAGATGAGTATGCTTCTCAAAATAGATTTGATCTATTAACAAAATATGCAGATGCAAAAGAAGAATGTTATAGCAACCCAACTGATGAAAATATAAAAAGATTAGATGCTTTACGATTAAAAAATAACGAACCATTTGAAAAAACTGTTGAAATAGGTAATGTGTTTAATAGATGTATAGCGTTTGATTCCAATGAATATCATGCTCAAAATGAATTAACATCAGGAGACAGATTAACTTTAGTTGGGTTTATTAAATATGTTTCAAAACCTTACCCAAAAATAAG